CGGGCGGCTTGTGGCGCGGGGCGAGAGCGGCGAGGTGCCGGTTCGCGAGTACCTGGCGGCGTTCGTGAAAGAGAATCCGGAGTTTCTGCCGGCGCGCATTCCCGGGGGAAGCGGAATGGCAGGGATGCTGAAGAGTCCGGCGGGCGGAGGCGAGGCGGTGACGATCGACCGAATCCGGCCGGGCATGAGCGCGGAAGACATGCGGCGGGTACGAGAAGAAATCGTGCGCGTGGCGTCGCAGACCTTAAAGGGTCTGTAGTTATAACCCGGCCAGCAGGCCGGCAAGTACAAACCAAGGAGAAAGAATGGGAGCAATTACAAATAGCAACGTCGCAAGCGCGATTGTGAAGCTGGTAGCGGCGGACGCTTTGCCGGTGCTGGTGGGAAACCTGGTGATGGGCAACCTGGTGAATCGCGATTACGAGCCGGTGCTGGCAAATGCCGGCGATACGGTGAACGTGCCGATACCGCCGACGATGGTAGCCAACAACATCGCGGCCGGCGGCACGGTGACGCCGCAGAATCCGAGTTTGGGCAATGCGCAGATCGTGCTGAACACGCACGCGGAAGCGACTTTCCAGATTCCAGATGTGACCAAGATCCTGGCGGTGCCGGACCTGCTGAAGATCTACATGCAGCCGGCAGTGGCAGCGATCGCGCAGAGTATCGAAACCAGCCTGCTGAACCTGTACGCGGGGTTCACGACCAACACGCCGGTGGGGACGGCGGGAACGGCGCTCACGGAAGCCACGGTGGACGCGGCGGAAACAGCGCTGTTCCTGGCCAAGGTACCGCCCAGCGAACCGAAGTACATCGTGGTGGACTCGGCGGCCTACTCGGCCTGGCGGCAGATTCCGCTGTTCGAGGAATTCCAGACGGCGGGCGCGGCCGGCCTGGCGGCATTGATTGACGGGACAATCGGCAAGTACAAAGACTTCTATGTGTTCCGTTCGCAATTCGTGCCCAAGACCAGCAGCCCGACAAACACACACAACCTGGCGTTCACGCGGGACGCGATCGGCCTGGTGGTTCGGCGGCTGCCGCAACCTCTTCCGGGAACGGGAGCGATTGCGGAGTACGCCGAGCTGGGCAACTTCGGCATGCGCGTAATCATGAGCTACCAGCCGAACACGCTGGCGCAGCAGTTCACGGTGGACGTGCTGTACGGATGCGGCGTGCTGCGCAACGCGTGCGGCGTGCAGGTAAACACCTAACGAGGCGGAGCCGCGAAGCGGGCTGGCGGCCTGTAACCGGGCGGCCGGCCCGCAATGAGATGCGAGGAGAGCGGGATGGATCTGAGACTGTACTACCAGAAGATACGGGACACGCAAGCGAAGATCGCCGACCCATTTCCAGTGGTGGAGAGCTGCGAGACGCCGGACGGGGGGATCGCGGGAAGACTGACCGAAGTGACGCCAGCCGTTGCGGCCAGGCTGATTGTGGAAGGGGCGGCGCGGCTGGTGAAGGAAGCGGACGCGGCGGCATTTCGCGAGGAGCGAGCCAAAGCCAAGCAGGCGGCGGATGAAGCCCAGGCGGCAGCCAAGGTGCCGATGACGTTCCTGCCAGTGGCGGAATGGAACAGAATCCAGGACGCGGGGAAGCGCGCCAAGAACCAGGCATAAGGGCATGGCACTATTCACGGACGGACCTCCTTCGACCATCGAACAGCTAACAGGGCTGGACTCGCAGTTGACGAGTGTGGCCAGCACCGAGGGGATCGATGTGACGCGCAAGCTGGTACTGGCCCACGAAGAGATCGGTCTGGACCTCGAGGCGCTGCTGAAGAGGATGAGCCCGGCGGATCGTCCGATGTGGGAGGTGGTGAAGCCGAGCCTTGAAAACGTGGTGGTGACACCGGCGCTCAAGCTGTGGTTCGCCTATCGAACGTTGGAGCTGGTATACAGCGACGCGTACAACAGCCAACTGAACGACCGGTACATGGGCAAGCGAGACCAGTTCCAGCAGATGGCAGTGGCGCATCGCGAGCGGCTGATGGAGGCTGGCGCCGGAATGGCGTCGATTCCAGTGCCGCGCGCGATGACTCCCGTGCTGGCGGCGGCGCGGGGGAGTTTGCCGGACAACATCTATTATGTGACCGCAGCCTGGGTGAACCGGGTGAACGAAGAAGGGGCGAGCTCGATTCCAGCGGCGATTACGACGGCGTCCAGCTCGTTTTCGGCAACGCTCGGACCGGCGCCGCCGAACGCCACCGGGTGGAACGTATACGTTGGCACGGATCCGGACAGTATGACGCTGCAGAACAGCTCGCCGCTCGCGGCCGGGGCGGCCTGGGTGCAGCCGGTGTGGATCAGCGCGACGGGACGCAAGCCGGGGAGTGGACAAGCTCCGAGCTATGTGCAATCGCTGGCGCGCATCTTACAGAGGGGCTGATGCCGACAACGATAGGAAACACGGTAACGGCCAAGACCGTGCAGTTGCTGACGGGGCCGAGCGGTGTGAATCTCACCCTGGAGGCCCTGGCGCTGAGCGGCGAGACAGCGGTGGCGGCGCTGGGGACGAAGCAGATTACTCCCGAGAACGTGGCGCTCGAACTGGTGGAGCGGGCGACCGCGGTGACCTACCCGGCGGTGAACGTCTATTGCGAGAGAATCGTGAACCAACTGGTGGAGAAATTCCGGACGTTTTCGGGGATCTCACAGATGGCGATCGAAGTGCGGCACTCGCAGGACCGGTTAGAAGGGTTGCAAGACACGGTTGAGCTATACACAAGCGCCGTGATGCAGACGCTGGACGCCAGCCGCGGCGACTGGGGCGGCGGAATGTACTATGCGGGCGGGTATCAGGTTACGTTCGGAGCCGTCAAGAGCGGAGGAATCAATTTCGTGCAGACGGCCAAGGTGACATTCGAGATTGGAGTGAGCATTAACTAAGATGGCTTCTTACATTTCCTCAAACGCAAACCGCTTCTACGCGGCGCTGGAAAGCGCGTATGGCAGCGTGGCGGCAATCGGGGCAAGCAACCGGATACCGGCGCTCAAGCTGACTGTGCAGCAGCAACTCGAGGTCACGAGCCGGAAAGACAAGACGGGAAGCCGGACGTTTCCCGGACTGCCGGCGGGCGGCCGGCGCCGCACGAATTTCGAATTGCAGACGTACATGACGAGCTGGCAGTCCGCGGCGGGCGGTCCGGCGTACGGGCCGTTGTTTCAGGCGGCATTGGGCGCGGCGCCGCTGCTTTTCAATGGCGGGATGGTGGCATCGTGCTCGAACACGACGCTGGCTTTTGCAGCGCCTCACGGATTGAACGTAAGCCAGGCGGTCTCAAGCTGCGGCGAGATACGGTTTGTGACGGTGATTGTGGACGCCAACACGGTCGAGATCAACGCGCCGTTCACCGCGCCGCCGGCGAGTGGGACCATGATCGGATCGGCGGTGACGTACCAACCGGCGACGGAGCTGCCGAGCGCCAGCGTGTTCGATTACTGGGATCCGGCGAGCGCGGTGCAAAGAATCCTGAGCGGCGCCGCGGTGGATCAGATGGAGATCCAAATCGACGGCGATTTTCACGAATTCCATTTCAGCGGCGTAGCGCAGGACGTGCTGGACAGCGCAAGCTTCACGGCGGGGCAGGGCAATTTGACGAGTTATCCGATGGAACCGGGGATCGGGGCATTCGACTATTCGATCGTGCCCGGTAATCTGGGCGAGGCGTGGTTGGGAACCACACCAGCGCAATTCTTTACGGTGACGGAAGCGTCGGTGGTGCTGAAGAACGGGTTGGACACGCGGTCGCGGGAATTCGGTTTCAACCTTCCGCAAGCGATCTCACCGGGACAAAGAACCGTGCAGGCGTCGATCGGACTTTACAGCCAGACCGACAGCGCAACACCGGCGCTATACCAGGCAGCGCGGCAGCGGACGCCGATCAGCGTGATGTTCCAGCTCGGCCAGACGCAGGGCCAGGTGATGGGCGTGTATTTGCAGAGCGTGATTCCCGAGGTTCCGCAATTTGACGACAGCGCGAACCGGCTGCAATGGGTGTTCCAGCCATCGCGGGCGCAGGGAACGGTGGACAACGAAATCGCGGTCGCGTTCGGATAGGCATGACATACGAGAGCGTGAAGGATGTGGATTCGAAGATAGCCCCGGGGGTAAGGTTCCGCATCGCGCGGATGTC